CTGTTAATATTTCTGATTGAGCTTCCGTTGCAGCTAGTTCTTCAGCGTATTTCTCTTCGGCAGCCCCTGCTGCTCCGATTGCAAGACCTTTACCTATTTCACCAGTAGTAACTAAACCTTTACCTACGTTACGAGCAAATCTTATAAAATCAGGACTACGCGCAAACTCTGCAAAGTTTCTTCTTGGAGCTTCTTCACTTGTAATCTCTTCTTCTTTCTTAATATCTTTTTCTGCATCAGTTTGAGGTGCGTCTTCTTCTTCAATTGTCTCTGTTTTAACGACCTTAGTTTGTTCGTTGATCTTATCTAAATCTTTATCAATCTCATCTGACCCTGGAGCTTCTTTTCTTGGTGCATCTGATAACATATTTTGAGCAACTTCGGCTTGAGTTTGACCAGATAATCCAGTAATTAAATCATCTAATTCTTCACGCGATCTACCGCCTCTCAAAGCAAAACCTCTTGGATCACCACCTTTATAATCTGCTCTGATACCTAGATTATCAATACTGGCTTCTCCACCAAAAATAGGTATGAAATTTTCTAATGCCTCTCTGCCCATTTCTTTAAGACCCAATATACCTGTTCTGGCTAGACTACCAAAATCTGTGTATATACCTTGTTCTGGAAATCCAACTGCTTTGAATGAAGTCGGCATATCTCTTTCTGCAAAACTTCTCAAAACATCTCTTACATTCGCACCTAATTCTATACTTCCATCACGTTCTGCATTAAGTATTGGATATATGTCCATGCCACCACCAGCAGCACCACTTTGTATTTTTTTGATGCCATCTTCAAAATTAACAATGCTGCCATCGCTTAATCTTATTTGGTTTGGTAGTAAAGACCCAAGATTTTCAAAATCAATGTTTCTACCTATAGATCCACCGCCTCCTGCGATAGACTCATAAGATGGGTCTCCAGGTTCGGCTGTAGGTGTAATTTGTATATCAGAATCGTCTTTTTTACTAACAGAAGACATTAAATTTCTATAGGCTTCAACGTCCTGTTGTGATGGATTACCAAATAAAGGATTTGCTTTTTTGTAAATTGCGTAAGCTCTACGGTACGCATCTACATCACCATCAAATTGATTTAAAGTTGGTACGCCTCCAGCATATCCTCCATTTGCAAACATTTGTCTTTGAAATACATTCATAATTATGCCGTTGGATAACCGCCTGCTCCACCACCCATCCTTGCACCGTAAGGATTAGCAAAGTTAGCGTATGTGCTAAACATCGATCCGATACCTGCTGCTGTAGGGTCTGCTGGTATTCCGTATGTTGGTGCTACTTGCGTCATTCCTGATTCGTAACTTGGTAAGAAACCTTTAACAAATGTCGCAGCAGTCGCTGGTGCAAATCTATCTGCGGTCTGGGCTGCAAATTCTCTGCCAAGTCCTGTTTCTTTGACACCTCTAGCAAGTCCACCTAGTCTTGCTAATTCGCCTCTTTGTGCTGCACCAAGGTCGTATCCTGTTTTCCCTAAACCTCCAAGTGATGCACCTAATCCAGCTATACCTCTACCTGCACCAGCAAGCGTAGCCCCAAATCTTTCTTGCGCACCTCTTTCTCTACCAAACTCACCCATCGCTGCGCCTCTGGCATCTCTGAATCCACCAGAGCGTATACCAGCTAACGCTTCACCAAGTCCTCTGCCGAGTGCTGCTCTTCTTTCATCTGCTGTTAATCTTGCTCTTGATCCAAATGCTGACTCGCCACCAGTTCGTATATCTCTAGCACGTTGTCCTACATCTGCTATTTCACCAGCTTTAAATACATCGTCTATTGTTCTTTGTACTACTTGGTCTTCATATGGGTTGAAGTATTCTTCAATCATCGTTGATGGATCAAACTGCATATCAGCAGCTTGTCTAGCAACACCAGTAGCGTCTCTAGTAAGACCAATACCTTCTAGTATTGCTCTTTGGTTTGCATCTAAAAACGGTTGAAATGAACCAACACCACCGTAAGCACCACGCATCGCTTCCATTTCTAATGGCGATAAACCTGCTGTTTGTTGAACAGGAGTAGGTGAACCATATACTCTATTCGCTGCATCAATAGCCTGAGATATTATTCCTGGGGTATCAGGAGAACCAAAATACGCTTCTCTTACGAATGGATCAGAACTGATTTCTCTAGTTTTTACAGGACTGTAAACTACAGGATTCATTGAATTAGGGACTTCCATTAAATTTCCTCGAATATATTCATTAACTCGCGCATGTTAGCTACACCGCGTTCTCTGTCTGGGTTATCTGTTTTTACTAGAGTAATCCCTGAATCTGATTTTGATAGATCAAATGCACCTGCTCCTTTAGTTGCTTTTGCAGTCATCACATATTCACCATCGCTTAACATCGCTGGTATATCATCTGATGTGCCAGTTCCAGGGCCTTCTGATTCTCCACCGTCTCTCATATCGATTTCAGCAATACCGCCTTCACTAAAATATTGTCTGTTTATTTCACCACCACCAGCTACATTCAGGACTGATGGTTTTGGCCCAAGACCAAACTCTGCTCTTGTACCGCCAGTTCCCATATCGCTTGCCATTTGGTATCTACCTAAAGAGTCCATCATCACTTGTGGAGTCAAAGCGATACCGCCTTTTCTATCTTTGGCTGAATCATACGCCATATAACCTAGTAAAGCAGGCAAGGCCAAACCTGAAGGTGATGGTAATCCTTCTCCTAGTGGCGTTCTAAATGCACTATCTTTATCTAAGTATTTTTCTTTTAAATCTTCTAAACCACCAAAACCAAGATAATCACCAATATTTTTTATAAACTCTGGTGTCCCTCCAGTTTTAGTAGGTGCTTTTGCAAGGGCATCTTCAAGCGCTACAATTTGTTTTTGCGTCTGTTCATATAAGCCAATATCACCCATTGCAATGGCTTCTCGTCCTCTACTCCTTGCATCTTCTATTTTGTTTTTTATTCCTGTTTTTATTTCCTCTGCACGTTTTGCAGTTTGATCAGGAGCGTTTGGATTGATAGGTGGTGTCCCTGGAAAACCTGGTATTCCAGGTATTCCATATTCTTGAGAGGCGAACGTGCCTAGTCCTGAAGCCAATACTTGTTTATCAGTACCGCCTGCAGCTTTAGTTATTGCTGCATTTATAATTGCGTCTTTTGCTGCTTCGTTCTTAAAAACAGATGTTATTGCGTTTGTAATAAATTCTATTGCCATTTTTTGACTGCCTACATAATATTATTAGGAATATCACACATTTATAGAAATATTTCCATTAGTTTTGACAGAAACACTCCCTAATGATGTTTGCAGTTCATATCCTTTTGGATTAGCTGGAGTATGAAGCTGTATCCATTTGTTGCCTGTATATACTTGCAACACGCCAATAGATGTATTCCATATTACATCACCTTGTTTAAAAGCTAAAGTGCTTATTTGTTGATCGTTAAATTGCGGTGTTGTATTTGGATCAAAACTACCTAAGTTAATTTCTAATATTCTGACTAAACGATTGAATATTTCTCTTCTGGCAAATTCATTTGATTCTACAGGCAATCTGGTTTCAAGTAATCTAGCCATTATCTCCTACCATCTGGCTTGACGTTGTATCTGGTTGATCCTAATCTCCATCCAATAGAAACATTTCCACTATTAGATTGATCGTCATTAGATTCAACACGCAAGACAGCTTGACGACCTCTTGCTCTAATATCTTTCTTTTGCGTAGATGAACTAATTTCTGAAGTTGCTTCTGTAGCTAAAGAATCACCTGGGAAGTTTCTTACTTTGGTAACTATATTGATAGTTCCTGCGTTTTGATCTTGTATAAATTTTATATCAGGTATTACAGAAGATATAGAAGTAAATGTATCGCCATCACCTAATTCAAAGTCACTAGATTCGACAAAAACGCCTGTCATCGCGCTACCATCGTCGTCAAAACCTATTTCATGTTGGAATATGTAATTACTGCTTGCAGCTTGAGGATAGCTGACAACACCAGAGTCTAGCCAAGCAGTCCTAGATAAATTACCGTAATACCAGATTTTTTCTTGCGTATTATAAATTACATATCTATCTATCTCTGTACTGGATGATGATGGATAAAACCACCCCACTTCATTATGTTCAAGATTGGTAAAAGCATGTATTTTATATGCTTGCCCATCGTTTATATCTGAAAATACATAATTCTTTACAGAACAAGGCAATTTTTGGACTGAACCGTTATAGACGTAGAAAGCACCATAACTCATAAAATATACGCCACTCTCATCAACGACAGCAGCTTTAGGGCCAATTAACCCACTAGCTTCATTTATTAAATTTAATGCAAAAGTAAATGGTGGCCCAACAAATTGCATGCTATATACAGATGTATCTGTAAATATAATAATCTCTTGCCTTGATTTAACGCCACCAACTATCTGAGAACCGCTTGATAATCTTACAGAGCCTGCGCTGTTTGTAATTAATGGTTCAAATTCCAGTTCGTTTTCTTGGTCTGAGAAAGCTACTAACATAGGATCTAACACCTCAGACCTAGTACTACCTTCTATGGGATCTGCTCCTAATACAATTAAATGTCTGTCTACTTCAGATGCAAGTACTTGCAATCCTACAGTTGGAACTAAATTTGCACCAGATGTGGAGGCAAGTTCAACGGCTCTGGTTGATGTTCCGTTGTTTTCTACCCATCTGTATATACCGCCTCCTCTGGGATTTATAATTAAGTTTTCTCCAAAATTATCATGCGTCCATAATCTCAGTTGTCCGTTAGCCGATAGTGCGCTTGTTGATCCGAATGTCCCAGAACCCCAAGTTCCAGAACCCCAGCCAGCAGATGTCAAATATACATCAAGACCAATATTTATTTGATAACTTCCATCAACTCCACTACCACCATTTCCAGAGTCACTTGCATTTGCTGTAACCGTTACGCCACTAGTGTTTTTAGCTACAAAAGTGTATGTGTTTGCAGTAGGAACAGTTGCTATTTCATATTCTTGATTTAAAACAGTAGCAGTAATTGTAGAACTACCATTTGTTGCAGAAAATGTAATACTGTTGGTTGAAGTCTTACGTATCGGTGTGATGTCGTTATAGTTATCGCCATCTTTTATATAATATTTAACAGTAGTGCCTATACCAAGATATAAATTACTGCCAAGACTTAACCAATTGTGTAAGGCTCTTGCGTTACCTAAAAATGTTTGACTTGAAAGTTTTTCCCAACCACCAAACTTCTCTACTCTACCATCCCTAAATCTAACGAGGTTGCAATCAAACCAACCACCTCCGTTATCGTAAGCAGTACCTTCTCTATATATTCCAGGTTTAAATTTTACTTTTGTAAATGGCATCTATACGTTTTCCCATTCTTTTCCTTCAAACAAAAGAGCTTCTGCCTCTCTACGTCTGATTAATCCATCAAGCACCTTACCACCTGCTTTGTTCCAACGCTTTATTTGTGCTGGAACTTCATCATACTCTGAGTCATTTAACTTTTTCAATAATGTTGATGAAGATAAGTTACCGCTACCTAAATTAAATACCCAAGATACCATCGAGTCAAACTGGTTTTGTTCTAGTGGCACTTTGACCATATCGTTAATGTAACCCTCATATTCGTGCATTTCTTCTTTTAGGAGAGACTCTGCTTTCTCTTTGGTTATTTCCATATCTTCGGTTACACCTTTTGTTGTGCCGTAACCAATCGTCAAAACATTTGCTGCGCATCTATAGGCTTTAAGTTCGCAACCCTCGAACTTCTTTATAAGTGACAACCCTTCTTCTGAAATATTCATCAGTAATCTCCCCATACTTTTACTTTCTTACCACCGTGATATTCTACTGCATGTCCTTCTTTAATCAACATTTGACAA